TAATCCTAACTATGGTCGTTGTACCATTCGGTTGGGCATTTAACAAGATGTTCCAAGAGGTAAAACGAATACAGATACTTCTTAACAAAACACGAGAAGAGTATGCACGTAAAGATGACGTTAAGGATGATATGCACGAGTTGATGGATGCACTAAGAAGATTAGAAGATAAGTTAGACAAAGTATTAATAGGAAGTAGATAATGGCGATACCACAGCAAAACATGGATTCAAATATACAAGAATCTTTGGCATCTTTTTTAGGATATCAAGGTCCTATACAAGGTTTAGATAACTTCATAAAAAGTAATCCTGCAGTAGCACAACAATATTCAGGTATCATTGATGCTGCTAAAAAGAGACAAGACTATATAAAACAAAGTATGCAAAGACAAACTAATGCTCCAATGCCACAAATGGCAGAGGGTGGTATGTTAATGGATAGGTATGACCAACGACAAGAAACAGAGGGTGTTGGTTCATTTGTACCACCACCAAGACAATCTTTTCAAGTTGGTGGAACACCTGCTGTAAATGTAAATCCTACTGCTCCAACACCATTGCCTTCCTATGATGTAGATAGCACCATCGGTGATGTGGCAGCAACTCAAATGCAAGCACCCGGATTACCTGTAGGAACTGAAATACAGACAGTATCTACAGCACCTACGCAAGAGCAAATGTTACAGCAAGGTTTAGGGCAAGTATCAGGACAGGTAGCACTTCCAACAGCACAAGCTGCAACAGCTACAGCTACAGGACAGACAGCAACACAAGCTAATGAAATGGCTGTGGAACAAGTATCTAATTCTGTAAATCAAGCATTGCAGAACACTCAAGCTGCTCAAGGCACTGTAAATCCAAATGCACAAATACAAGCACAACAGCAGATAGCTAGTTCTGTTTCTGACTTAAATGCTGCTCAAGGAACAGCAAATATATTAGTTAATCCTGTACAAAGACAGATACAGGCAGGTGAATTAATAGACACAACTGCAAATGCTGAAAAGGCAAAAGTATTTACAGAACAAGTAGAAGCCGCCACAGCTACACCTACAGAAAAAGCTACAGTACAAGGGCAACTAGCTACACTTACTGCTAACTTTGATGCAGGCAATCCTCCTGCATGGGCAGCAGGTTCATTACGTGCAGTACAGGCACAGATGGCTAATAGAGGTTTAGGTGCATCTAGTATAGCAGGGCAAGCTATGGTTCAGGCTGCACTAGAATCAGCACTACCAATAGCACAAGCAGATGCACAAGTACAGGCTTCTTTTGAGTCAGCTAATTTATCTAACAGACAGCAAAGAGCAATGTTAGCGGCTCAACAAAGAGCACAGTTTATAGGTCAAGAATTTGACCAATCCTTTCAAGCACGAGTACAAAACTCAGCTAGAATAGGTGATATAGCAAATATGAATTTTACTGCAGAACAACAAATAGCTTTAGAAAATAGTCGTGCAGTAAATACTATGAATCTAAATAATCTATCTAATAGACAAGCTATGGTTATAGCTGAAGCATCTGCTCTTGCAAATTTAGATATGTCTAATCTTAATAACAGACAACAATCTGCTGTACAAAATGCACAGTCATTCTTACAGATGGATATGGCAAACTTATCTAATAATCAGCAGATGGAGATGTTTAATGCTCAACAGCAGATACAATCTTTATTTACTGACCAAGCCGCACAAAATGCCGCTAATCAGTTTAATGCTACATCACAGAATCAAGTTGACCAATTCTTTGCACAGCTAGGACAACAAGCAAATCAATTTAATGCCACACAAATAAATGCACAGGAACAATTTAATGCAGGTCAGACTAATACAATAGAAAGATTTAATGCAGAGTTAAACAATCAACGTGACCAATTTAATGCACAGAATCAAACTGTAATAGCTCAAAGTAACGCAGCTTGGAGAAGACAGATAGCAACAGAGGCAACTGCTGCCACTAATCGTGCTAATGAATTAAATGCTCAAAACTTACTAGGTATAAGTAATAATGCATACAATAACTTGTGGCAATATTATGGAGATAGTATGGAGTGGGCATGGACATCTGCTGAGAATGAAAGAAGTCGTGTTATAAATATGGCTATAGCACAACTACAGGCAGATTCAAATGCTGATATACAAAAGATGAAAGAAGATTATGGTTCATCTACTGCTTTTGGTAGTTTAATAGGTTCATTCCTAACTGCTGATGCAGGTAGTATATTAGGTAAAGCATTTTTCTAAATAGGTAATATAATGAGAACTAACATAGCAACAATAGCTTATAATAGACTTCCTGATGTTCCTTCAGAATTAGAAGAAGCACCTCAAAAAGGTTTATTATCAAGAAGTGGAATGTCAAGTAAATCTAAACAGATAGATACAGCTAGTCCTGTTTTAACTATATCTGAAATTGTGAGAGAAATACGAAGTAAAAGAGAGAATATAAAGAATGGCAGAACCGAATAAATCTATGATGCAACCACCGTTATCTGCACCTATTCCGGGACAACATCTTACTGCTCCTTTAGGTGATAGACCGTGGCAGAGACCATCTGAATTTGGCACACCTGAAGAAGCATTAGACTTTTATCTACCTAGATTAACTGAAGATGACTTCTCAAGACAACTATTAGATACAATGGAGTCAGGTGTTCCTTTAACTACTATTGCAAACTCTTTACAGTTAGCATCTGTAATGGAAGGCAAGCACAGTATAGATGTAGGTATATTAGTATTACCTGTGCTTATAGAAACTATGGCTTATATGGGAGATGTTGCAGGTATTGATTATAAGATGGGAACAGAGTTAAGGTCTCAAGGTATATCAGAACCAACTAAAAATAAGATAATACAAAAACTAAAAGGCAAAATGGAAACAGAGGAAGATGAAGAGCCTATGGTAATGGAAGTAGCAGTAATGGAAGAAATGGAAGAAGATACAACACCCACAGAAGAAAAGGGTGGTTTAATGTCTAGGAGAGTGTAATGGGTATAAACTTTGGAGCAGCTCTTAAGGGTTTTGCAGACCACATAAGAGAGGAAACAAAAGAAGATAAAAAAATAAATCGTGTTCTTGTAAGTAATACCTTAGACAAGTATACTACTAACTATTATGATAAGAAAAAAACACACGACAAAGAAAATAAAATTATAGAAACAACAGCTAACTATGTGCTACAACATATAAAAGACCCTGTATTAGCTGTACAAATAGCAAACATGGGTCCAGCAGGATTGACAGAGTTTAAGAAAAACTTAGAGATAGCTACTGAAACAGGTGTTGATATTAATGATATGTATTCTAGTTTATATGAACCATCTGAAGAATTAAAGTCTTTAAAAAGTGTAAATGAAATTATCAAAGCAGTAAAACCTTTTCAAGCACCTGCTGTTCCTACAATAGGTGGTAGGCAAACTTTATTTACTGCAAATCCAAACGATACAATTAAAACTGCATTAAAAGATGTAGTTGGATTAGATGATGCAAATAAAATTCCTTTAGCACTAGGTCAAGCAAAAGTTAAAAAAATACCTGAAATAAAAGGTACTATTAATCAGGCTCTGCTTGGTGTAAATACAAGAATAAGTAACTTTTTAGAGCAAAATGGTGGTGATGCTAGTATATTAACAGGAGAAAAGAAAAAAGAATATGACGCTATGGTTAAACAAAAGGATACTATTACATCAACATATAGAAATTTAGAAAAAATAAAATCTGAATTTGATGCTCCAAAAAGTCAATATTCTAAAGTACCAGCAATAAAAATATATCAGAGTAATGTCGCTGCTTCTATTGCTAACTCAAAGCTGTTTAAAATTTCTTTGGGAGAAGTTATAGATAATATTAAAAATGATACTAGAAATAAGTATATAGTTGGTGCTCATAGTGCCATACAAGCTACACAAAAAACTTATAGTGATGCAGAAATGGGTAAAGTATTAGATACACAATTTATGATATTACAGTCACAAGTTAAAGAACACATAATTAAAGCGAGGGCTGCTCAAAATGTACCAACGGGCACAACCATTCCTAACCACTATAAAATAACTAAGGTAACTGAGGATGAGTTAAACAAAGGTGTCTACTTAGATAGTGCGACTCAAAAAAAATTACCTTTAAAACCCGGAACTGTAGTGCAAGTTGGAAATAAATATGTTCTTTATACAGGTCAGGGTGTTGGCTATCTTACAGGAAATCCTAATCAACCGAGAATAGAAGAAACACAATAGGAGTTTTACATGTCATTAAAGTATGCTTTAGATGGAAGTGAAACAGAACCTACTAATAATACAGACGTATTAGACAATGAAAAAACTTTTATTCTAAATAATAATCAGACTGACCCTGATTTTGATGAAAACAATATAAAAAACGAAGAAGAGTTATCTCAAGACGATTTAAAAAGACTTTATCGTAGAGAATACCCACATCTATTTGATGATGATGGCAATATAAAAGTAGAAACTCAAGATAAAGCAGTAGAGCTTGGTATCATAAACAAGCCTGTAGTCTCCGTTCCTATTGGAGATGAAACACCTTCCCCTTTTAAATATAATACTTTTGCTCAACAAAGTCAACAAGTAAAAAATAACATAGAGATTGACAAAACAATCGACATGAGTAATGTTGATAAGTTTGCACAGACACCTGATGTAGATAAACAAATGTCTAATATACTAGAGACAGCAAAAGGTGAAGAGACAGATATGACTGATGCACAGGCATGGACTCAACTATTTCAGTCTATGCGTGGTGGTGATGACGTATTTAATGAGCAGTTTAAAAAAGCATCTAAAAAAGAGCAAGGTCAGGTAAGAGGTGACTTTTACTTAGGAACAATACTTAGCACCTTAGATGAAATAGGTTTAGGTGATGACTTTCTCAAAGCTACATTACACTTAGAACGAGGTTTAAAATTTACAGGGTTTTATATACAAGATAAGTATGAAGGCTTGCATAAAGGTTTAGATGAAATTACTGATGGTGAGTTTTCTAAGCTAATTGGTTTTAATGCTAAGACAGGTGGTAGAAAATTTGTAGGTGATATAGTTGATGCTATAACTGTAGCAGAAGGATTACCTGCTGTAAGTGGTATTACTGCAGGAACTAGTGCATTAAATAGATTAAAGAAAGGACTAGCTGTTTTACCTAGTGAAAGAATAAACGTAAAGAAAGGTGCTTTTGCTAAACCTGACTATGAGCAGATGGTTAAGTCTGGAGTATTAGTAGAAGAGACAAGAGGTAAGGCTAACCCACTAGGTTTGATTTCACGTACACGATTAGTGACTCCTGATAAAGCAGAAAGAGAAAAGTTTAAACTTGTAGCTGAACAAATAGGTAAGCAGATAGCTATTGAAAAAGGTGAACAGTTTGGTGTCGCTGCCATAAAAGAAGCTATAGCTAATGCTAAACTAAAAAAATCTAAAGCAGCAGATAAAAAAGCATCTACAAGTTCAGCCATTGCTGTAGAGTTAATTGATGCCTTTGAGAAAGAGGCAGGTGTAGTAATATCTAAAGTAGATGAGACTACAGGTAAAAAGACACTAGACTTTGAGAAGGCAAGAGTTGCAGGTGAAGAAACAACTCAAAGAATTGCAGTAGGTGAGACTACTAGTTTTATAGGACAGATACCCGGAGTTGATGTTGGCTATGGTAAAAAAGCAACAACTAGTGATTTGTCTGATATTGCTACAGGCACTGATGAATTATTTAGTCCTATACTTAATCCTGAAAAGTTTAATCCATTGATTGCTGTGGTAGCCGATTTGAAAGAGGCTAACCCTAATTTATTTGGTAAGACTAAAGGCAATCATTTAATAGATGATTTGTTTGAGTTGACAGTTAAAAAAGATTTAATCGCTGATGGTGAATTACTTACACTATTAAACAAGTATGGATTAAATATTGAAGAATATATAATGCTTGTTGTAGGTAGTGGTTCTAAGGCAGGTAAAATTTTAAATAAGTTAAGTCAAGCTAGAAGAACTAGACCTAAAAATGAATTAATTGAAATAGAACAAAAAGCTATAGATGAAATAGAAAATGTTATAGGTGATTACGCAAGACGTGTTGAGAACATCAGACGAGGTGGTTTAGTATCGCAGATTGCTACAGCAGCACGTAACGTGTGGTCTATGGGTATGCGTATGCCTGCAGAATCGCTAGGTAATATTGCAGATACTGCTGTATATTCGGTGCAGAAAGCAGTGTCAGAGGGTAGTATTAAGCCTATATTTAGCACTAGTTATAAGAACAGTTTTAGTATGTTAAAATATGTTTATACAGGGGTAAAAAGCACTAGAGTGACAACACAACCTACAGGGAGAAAGACAGGTGCAGGACTTAGTGGTATAGTTCGTGATACTTTTTTACCTGAAGGTAGAGAACTGAATATGACTAGTGAACTAGAAGAATTAGTCAATGTAATATTGAAAGACCCTAAGTTTACAGAACAGTTTAAAATAATGTTTGGTACTGTTCAAGAAATACAGCAGTCAATGGGTAAAGGCACTCCTAAAAATAATATGATATTAAAAGGAGTGGATGCTGTAGTTGATGGTTATGAAGATTTTATACAGATGGTTAATACACCAAACCGTATGCAAGAATTTTTAATGCGTAGGTCTGTATTTTTAGGTGAGACACAAAGATTATTGCAAAGAGAATGGGGTGTTGACTTACTACAAGAGCTAAGAGCAGGTAAACTATTAGAGTTAATTAATGATACAAATAGACCTAAAGATGCTCGTTCTTTTATTGACATAGTAGCTAAAGCAACTAACAGAGCTATTGATATTACATATGCAAAGAAACCTGAGACAGTGCTATTCAAAGAAATAAATAGATTCTTAACTAGACTTAGAATAGGACCTTTTATGGTTGGTACAATACTTGCACCTTTCCCTAGATTTATGTTTAATAATATGGAACTTATGGGTCAATATGCAGGTGGTGCATTTCTTCCTTTTACTAGAAAATTTTTACAACTAATGACTAAAAGTTTAACTCTAGGAAGAAAAGGAAAGACAACTCCTGCTCAAGTTAAAACACCTAAAGGTAAAGTTGTAGATTCAACAGATTTATTTAGACCACTAACCGAAAAAGATAGAGAAAGAATTAGTAGAAACATGGTGGGTTGGGCTGCCTTATACACCATGTACGAGATGATGGATGAAGAAAGTCCTGCTGACTACAAGAAGATACAGACAACAAAGGACACAGTATTAGATACATCTCCTTTAACACCTATAAGACCACTTAGATATTTTGCGAAAGGTGGACAAAAGTTTGAAGAAGGTTTCACTAATTCAAGGTCTACTAGTATAACAGATAAAATACAAGATGGCATAAACAATGTTATGGAATGGACAGATGCCAAAGAGTTCATTGAAACAGTAGCAGGTGTAAATGCTCAAAGAGGTATTGGCTCAAATATATTACAAGAACTCATGGATTTCACAGGTGCGAATGACTTAGTGAAAGGTGAAACTACTGCTAAAACCATTGGAAGATTTTGGGGTGAGTTATTTGCTACATTCTTTGTTCCATTTAAACAAGTAAAAGACTTAGAAAGAGCTACAGGTGTTAGAACAACAGAAATAAAAGAATACGGTAAAGACCCTAACTTAGACTTTTATGATGCCTTGTTTGAATCTTTTATGTTGCCTACAAGAAGGATGGGATTCTTCATAAGTCCTGAAGATGAAATGAAATTACCAACTAAAGTATTTCCGTTTAGACCTGAAGGTGTAGACCAAAGAAGATTTCCTGCACTAAAGTTTTTAGGATTTACTTTAACTACAGCTAATACTGAAGATGGTGAGTTTATAGAGAGATTAGGATTTAGTGATTATAAGATTAGTTCTAGGTCAAAAGTTCCTAGTATCAAGGCTGTTGAGAATGAAATTTTTCAAGAACATCTAGGTGTAATAGTTAAGAATCTTAGAGCAGAAGAAACTATACTTATAGAACAAGGTTATACTAAACCTGAAATAAGAACAAAACTAAGAAACTTAGCTACCAAACAGATGCAAGTTTACAATAAGAAGTTGGGAACTAAAAAATCTTTGATGAGAAGACTTGAAAAAGATACAGACGAAACTCTTTATTTATTATTAGCTAAAAAGTTTCGTAGATTACAAAAAGATTCAAGAAAAGCTGCCATGATAGAGTGGAAGAGAAATAATCCTGATACTGATTTCATAGCATCAAATGTGAAACATTTAGAAGATGTACTCATTGAAGCATTTATAGCTGATAGAAAAGCTAAAATGAGTACAGGTTTAATGGATAAACAAGAGATATCTGAAAAAGAGATACAACAATATCTTTATGGTCCTATATTAAGACTACAAAACTAACGATTATCACCTGAACCTGAGAGTGTTCCTCTCTCTTTTCTACTACTTAGTTTATGTAGATTGTCTTCCATAATCTTACCTAAGTTAGCATCTAATTCATTTGCTAACATGGCACAATACCAAAGAACATCACCTATCTCTGATGCTACGTTTGACTCTGTACCATCACGTATATGTTTCTTTACTTTCCCTGCCACCTCGCCTGCCTCACTAACAAGTCCAAGAGATAAGTAAGCTATTGCATCCTTCTTAGGATATATTGCTGTAGCCTTACACTTCTCTTGATACTCGTTAGCACTTATCAAACTCTTATTATGTAACTGCATGAATTTTTTCGCCTCTTCTTCTAGCTTCATCCTTTTTAACTCTTTCTAACTTTTGAAAGTAGGAAAGATTAAAACCTCTCTCCCACTCTCTTGCTTGCATGGTATTAAGATTGTAGGGATTATTTATCCTACCTCTCTTAAAATCCGAAACCCCTTTCATAAATTGTATCTTCAAAGGTGCATCATACTTACTTAGATTTGGATTCCTTTTTCGGCTCTTCTGCTGTCTCTGCATTTCCCTGTCTCCTTTCTAAATATTTCATTATCATTGATAGTCTATCATCATACTTACCAATCTCTCCTACCTCTTTATCCATAGCTTGAATAATATCAGAGTGTTCTCCAATACCTGTAGACCTACTTAAATATATTTCTACGTTAGCTATGTGCTTATTTATATGTCCTACATAATAGGACTTTAAAGCTGATAATAACATTTCTCTCATTTTTTATCTCCCTTAAATGTTTTTATTACATCAGATGAAAATAACTTATCAAGTTTTAATAAATACATTCTTGATGCATTATGGTCTCCACCTGCTACACTTCTCTTGTAATCTAATTTACCAATTAGTTTCTTGAGATTATCTACACTAAATACTAATGTACAGAATACATCTTTACCTATGCATAGATTATGAAACCAATAGTCTGCCTCTGTTGCATTTATACCACTAGGCTTACCATATGATTCATATTCAATAGCTATGTTGCCTGTTCTCTGCCACATATCTCTTTCACTTTTTACTTCTATCTTTTTATCTTGTAGCATATCTGCTACAAACTGTTCTCTCACTTTACCATACTCTAGGTCGATGTCAAACTTTTTTCTGTTTTCTTTACTTGGTGATAGATTTTCCATTTACTTGTCCTTTGCGTTTAGGTTTAATGTGTAATAATTCTCTTATATGTAGCTTTCTACCCTTGAAGAAAACAATTAAGTTTATCAGAGTGTTGATGGTAATGGCGATAAGTAACCACCATTGCCACCATATTAGTTGTACAGTATTTTCTAGCATTAACTAGCCTGTATGTCAACCATCTCGCAAGCATCTGCTGTGCAAGCTAGTTCTCTACCACCACTAGTTGTATCTTCTTTCTCATAGTCTGCTAACTTTGACCAATCAATAAACTCAGGCATTTCATGCGATAATGCATAATACATTGCTTCAGTTATATCTTGATATGGTGCTTGAGCATACGTATGGTCGCTGAAAGGTAGGAAGGATATACCTGATACTTCATCAAAGTTTTTATATACCCATGCTCCTACATCCATCCACTCGTCTTCTTTTACTGACACAGTTACTGAAGGTTTATGCTCACACCAATGTCTTTGAAACATAAGCCAATACTCTAACTGCTCAATAGCTGACATTTGTGTTCTAGTAACAGCACCTGATGGTGACTTCATAGGAAAACTAAAAACAGTTGTACTGTCAGGTTTCATAACACATGGCTCACTTGGTATTCCACTATCTTTCATAAACTGTGTAAGTGGGTCTTTATTGTCACCACGCACAGTTCTAACATAGTAGTCATTATGTCTAGCATGGATACCTGATGCACTGTCAACTAATTGACTGACTGTGCCACTAGGTTTGACACAAGTTATAGCAGTTGACTGTGGTATGCCTAAATCTTTAGCAAACTTTTTGTTTGTTTCTACTGCTACTTCCCTTAGTATTATAAGAATTTCTTCTGTCCATATAGGACAATCAAGAATACCTGTTAGGGAAACTCCTAATAATCTTTCTTCTTCTGTATTTGCTTTCCATACTTTACGTAGATATTTAAAATCTGTAAGAGTAGATTGAAACGTACCTAGTATAGTAGCCATACGGACTTTTTCAGTTAAAGTTGATAAATCATCTGTTGCTCTACATACTACCTCTGTAAGATTACAAAACTGATAAGGTCTAAGAATAATCTCTGAACAAGGATTACACCCAAACTCATGGTCAATCTCACGTCTACCATTCTCAGATGCTTTTACTTTGGCTGCCTTACGATTAAATATACCACGTTCACCTGATTTGGACTCATATAGTGATGTCCATTCTCGCATGAATGTGCCCATCTCAGGCTTACCTTTGAAAGCTACAGAGTTATTAGCAAGTGCTCGTTGACCTTCATTCTCCCACCATTGTCCTGACTTAGCATGACGCATTTGGTCATCGCCTAAGTTAGACAAAGATATAAGAGCAGAACGTCTGACACCACCAACAACCACAACTTCACCTATCTTGCACATTAAGTCGTGGCACTCGATAGGAAATAATCTTCTACCTTTTGCACCCTCAAACTTCTGTATACAAAATCTAAATAATTCCTCTAGTGGTGCAGGTCCTGATGCTCTACCACCAAATGTCTTGAGTCTAGCACCTGCAGGTCTTACCTCTGATACATCCCATGTAGGTATCTGTCCTGCATATAATAATGATATTAACTCACGTAATGCTCTTGCCCATCCGGGTCTGCTGTCTCCTACTTTTATAACTGTAGATGACTTCTCAAAATGCTCATTGACTACAGGTAACTTATCTACATTTTCTCTTTCAACAGAGAATCCTACACCTGTACCACACATAAGTATGTACATACATTCATCAAAACTACGTGGACTATCTACAGGTATGTAGCTACAGTTATAGCCACCTACATGACATCTATCTAAAGCAGGTCCTGCTGTCATCAATGCTCTCATACTAGGCATTACACCTAGACTAGTTATCTGCTCTGTGAGTTTTTCTTTCAAGGCTTTAGTTATATTGTATGAATAGTTTTTCTGTAAATGATTATCCATATAATCAAAGTATCTATCTACGGTCTCTCCCCAATTTTCTCTTCTCTGCTCATCGTCTTTCCACCTTGCATAGCGAGAGAGTGCTATGAAGTTTTGATAATCTGTCGGTAAGTAATTATTTATCATTCTCTACTCCATTGTTACTTTCATATGTTTTATCTTTACACCCTCTAAGTCATGGTATAATTCTTTTATATAATCTTCAAAATCTTCTGTCACATCTCCGTCAGAAGGAACAGGATATTCTTCAGGGTCTACATTTAGGGTAAGCATTATCTTTACTCTAATCATTATGCATTACCCTCAGTGTCTGTATTAAATGACAGATAAATAACATTGTCATTTTTATCTACTACTTTAGCTTTATCTTTTGTGTTTCGGTTCTCATACTCATCAGCCTTTGCCTCTAACTTATCTCTTACATAATCGTCTTCTTCCATGACAGGTATAGAAGAACAAATAGTTCTACAAAAAGACATCAGAGAATAAAAATCATCATCATTTAATGGGTTCTCGTGGGATGACATAATAGTTACATCAACTTGTCCTGTCCACAATCTTCTAGGGTCTAACTGTGGTCTTACACTAATTAGAAAATCTTCAGGTCTCATACTTCTTCTAAATTCTTTCATTTTTTTATTCTCCTCTTAGGTTTAGTCTTATATCTTCTTACGATTTTAGTACCTTTAAATTTTATAAATTTAGGATGTGTGTTCTTCCCTTTTTCTTTCAACCAATCTTCAGGTATTATTCTATCGTAGTATCTAAAACCGTGCTTATCGCACCATTGACCATAAGAAGATTTAGCACCCTTTTGTAATTTAGTTCTACTGTTTGTAAATACAAATCTTATATCTAAATCAGGGTGTTGCTTTTTTATAGCTATATGTTTCTTTCTATCCGATGCTAAAAATCTACCCTTAGTTTCTATTATTATACCATTGTTTAATATAAAATCAGGGGTATAGGTTCGGTATGTTAAGTCTTCCCATTCAATCTTAATACTTTCATAATCATATTTGTATCTGATTGTATCAAGAGACATAGAAATTTTAAGTTCTAAACCACTCCTATACCCATGCTTTATAGCATCTCTATATGCTTTATGAGGAGACACTTAAAAGTTTCGCCAAGTTATACCTGTAAATGGACTATAGGAAGTACTGTATCCTAAATTCTTTAGTTCTTCCTTTACAGCATCCTCAGCTACTTTTCTAGCCTCTATAGCATTACGCAAACCCTCAGTACGTATTTCACGATACTGCTTTTTAGCCTCTGCAAGTTGCTTTTCCATTTCCTGTATTTCTTCTTTTAGTTCATCTAATGACTTACTCATGCTTTTCTCCTTTCTAATTTTACATACTGAACCATTTTAGGTTCTTTAGCTTGAGACATCTGCGATGGTAACTCTTCGAGAGTTTCCCAACAGTCTTGTCTATATGAACAAAATGTACAGTTCTTACTTAAAACCATGTTACCTGTAGGTTTACCTCTAAAAGTTTCAGGCTCAGGTTCAAAGCATCGTACTAACTTGTCTGACTCTGCTGACTTTATATTCTTTTTGATTTTATCAATCTCTTTGTCCATCTCTATGTGAGCAGGCACATACTTAAATTGACCATTCGCTTTGTTGACAACCCACCAACCACCTGCCTTCTTATTAGAGGCTTTTGCGTAACCTGCAAGTTGTCCTACATAACCAAAGCTATCTCCTGAATGTAAAGTCTCATAAGACTCAAACTTATATTTGTATGACCAATCAGATGCTGACTTGATATCATCAACTGCATCATTCATAACTAAATCATACGTACCTGATATAGTATTATATTTATCAATGTCAAGAGATACAGTATCACTATCTTCAAAATCTACTTTAGCTGACCTAAGAATAGCTTTGAACACAGCCTCAACTATATCTCCTATCATCATATTCATAACAAACGTAGTAGGTCTAGGTATTGCTGTCTCAGGTTTATTTTTCTCATACCATAGCTGACAAGAAGGTCTACCAATATTAGACATGCGAAACTTAAAATCCGTATCCCTTTTAGAGTTGAACTGACGATTCAGTGCATCCTTTATATCAGATGCTACCTGCTCAATAGTCTCAGAACTCATAGCAGTCTCACCCTTACTTGCGTTTTGTAAGTATTGATGAATCATCATTTCAGCAGGGTGGTTCATTAAGCTACCTCATCATCAATATCAATGAACTCATCTACAGTCTGCATATCATCCTTACTGATATCATCCTTCGCTTTCATATCCCACTCATTGATTATATATGAGTTGTAATTCTCAATCCAAGAAATAAAATTAGAAAACATCTCTTGGTCTTTGTCATCGAGAGTAACAGCATTAATCAAATCGAGACTAGCTGTAGGTAGATAAAAGGAATTACCATTTGGTAGCTTTCTTTCTTCAGTATTCAAAGCTATCGTATGCTGAACAGGTAACTTCTTCATCTGTGCTAACTTAGCAAAAGGAATACCCAAAGTCTTGAAGGCATCTCTATTATCTATCTCCCATATAAAAGGATGAGCACTTGTATCTAAAGAGTTACCCTTCTCATCTGTAGGTTTATCTAACTCAATAGTACCAAAGATAACACGAACACGTTTGATTTGCTTTATCAAGTCTTGTGTGGCTACAGGTAAAGCCTGAAAGTCTTTTATCCAACCTGAAGGTTTACCACAGTTGAAACCACCTTGATTATCTTTCAAATCAATATTAAGATTATCAGCCATAATAGTCTTATGATAAATACCCATAGGGTCTCCTGCCTTTGCAGACATATTCTTCACAAATCTTTTGTACATAAATCTCTGTACAAAGGGTCTTATTTTAGCTGACTTAGAGTAAAAGATATTCTCATCAGGAACATCTAACTTATACGTTCCACCTTCTACTACTTCAACATTAACATTCTTACCTTTGACTTCTGCCTCGCCCATGATAGGTGAATGATTAATCTTTAGTCTAGGAAGATTGTTTGTCTTTCCATCACTGCTAGTGCCTTCATTAGCAATACCCATTGCCTTAGCCATAGCATTATAATTGTTAGTATCTATTGTAACTAAATTACTCATATGTAATTCTCCTTTCTAAAAGTTTTATTGTTATATCATAAAACGTCTTTGGTGTCAAGCCAATTATTACCTATTTTTGCCTCTAATAATAGTGGAACATTCAAAGATATCTCAAACTGTTGCTCTATAAGAGCTTTCATTGTATCGTTTATATTCTTAATAAGAGAGATAACAGTATCTATCTCATTAGGGTGTACATCAATAACGATTGAATCGTGTACACTATTTACAACTTTAGATTGTAATACTTCTAACTTCTTCGCTATGTGTGTAAGTATGAGAGGTACAATGTCAGCAGTAGCGAATGACTGCACAGGATAGTTCTTTATCTGTGTGAAGTGAGAAACAGAACCATCTCTGCGTCTTACTACATCAGGGAAACTAAACTCTCTGCCTGATGGTATTCTAACCTTACCTGTATTCATAACCTCTTTAGCCAATTTGGAGTGCCATAGTGCGATTCCTTTGTACTTTTCCGTGAAGTGTTTATAATATGTAGCCTGAGAAGGTGTCCTGCCAAATCCTGTTGCTCCATACAGGGGAGCAAACGTGTGTGCCTTCGCCTCTTGCCTAGATGTTTTTTCACCTGCATCACTAATAATACGAGCAGTATAACTATGCACATCAAATCCATCTTCTATCTCCTTCATAGCAATCTTGTCTTGTGATAGGTATGCTGATACTCTAAACTCTAATTGAGCAAAGTCTGCCTCAAGTATCTGTCCACCCTTCCAACGTGATATAAACACCTTCTTCACAGGGAATGTACCACCTCTAGGCATATTCTGCATGTTAGGGTCAGCACCACTAAATCTTCCTGTAGAAGTTCGGTGCTGTAACAGCCTAACATGTAGCTTACCATCAGGCTTGATATGTGTGTTGATACCCTCAACAAAAGATGAAAGGTATGTATCAAGTGCTGATAGTCTCTGTAAGTCTGTAAGAAAGTTCATTGCGTCTGTCATATTCTTTTGTTTAGCTATACCATGTAACATAGCTAGGTTAGTTTTGTTTACACTAAATCCATTAGCACTAACCCACTTAGCAGTAGGAGCATTGAACTTTAATCCTGCAATAGCTTTAGTAGGTACAAATAAATATCCAACTGCATCACAATCACTACATTTTGTAGGTTTAGCAAAAGGTGTACCATCTTTTCTAGTCTTTCTATAGTAACCTGTGCCTACACAACTTGAACACTGCTCTGCTCTTGTCTTGTACACAATGTCAGAGTTTTGCTGTATTGTGTGTCTGTAGTCAGACTTATCCATGTATGGAGTAAAACTATTTGCCCACATGGTCTTGTCGTGTGGCTTTCTACTGTAGATAACCCAAGACATCTGCTCAGGACTATTGAGATTGATAGGTGTATCTCCCATCAACTCTTTGACTTGTCTATTTAAACGTATCTCTATATCTGACTTCTCTTTCTCAAACTCACTACGAACTTCATCTAACTTATCCTTATCTACATGAAATCCATTCTGATATATTCTAGCTAAAGTAACTGCAACTTTATTTGTAAGCAATACTGTACTCATCAAACTTGCATACTCTGTGGTATTGAGTTTTCTGTATATGACATCAGATAACTCTTGGGTAGCACGTAAGTCTGCAGACAGGTAGCCTGCTAACTCTTGTGGTGGTATCTCGTCAATAGGAACTTTGTTGGCAAAGTATTCCTTCATTGTATCTTGCTTTTTAGTATCGAGGTCATATCGAATGGCACATGCCTCAAGCGATAGAGGTTGCTTGTTACCTCTCTGCAATACATACTCTCCAAGCATTGTATCAAAGACAGAGCCATTGTACGTAAATCCACATTCCCACAACCACAGTAAGTCGTGTACAATATTATGTCCTATCAGAATTGTAGCATCATCTAGTAACTTTTGTACTCCATCAAAGTTATCTCTAAATAAATACTCCTCGCCCTTATCTGTCAGGCATCCAACCATTACTAACTTATTACTAGCCTCGAATGGGTCGAGATGTAACTTACCATCTCTATGCGTAACTGTATTCTCTACATCAAGAGTTAACTTCATGCCTCGTACCTCGCTGTTATATAATCGAGTTCGCAATGAACTGTGCCATGCCAACCTGTCAACTTATTCTTTACCACATTCAAATGTCTTTGTGAATCTTCTTCATCTTGACCTTCTACTTGTGGGTTTTTAGCTATCAATATCATCAAATCAGCCTCGGCAGCTTTACCTGTACGACTGCCTTCCATCATGGCTTGATTAAGAATAACCTTGCCCTCTGCCTCTGCTGACAACTGCGACATATACAATACAGCACAGTTATATGTCTTAGCTATCTGCCTTGCGTGTATGGCATTAGCTTTGAGTGCCTCATCATGTCTTGCAAATCCTGCAGTAGTAGCAAACTTATCTCCCATGTCAAGTACAAGTATGTCAGGCTTTTCTGCCTTACACACACTCTCAACCCAAGCCATGTCTCTGTTGGATGCATCTCTAATCCTTATGTTCTCAAACACAGGCTTATACTTCTGTAGTGCTGTTTCCTTATTTTTTGTAATCTCACTAATCTTCATACCTGTAGATGCAGTCAAGTATCTTACACCAACTCTGTGATAACTTTCTTCATTACAGAGTATGATACACTTCGCACCTTGATGAGCAAAGCCATTAGGACTAGCAATCAAACTAGCATGGAAAGATGTCTTACCTGTATTTGGTCTAGCACCTATCTCAATCAGATGACCTGCATTGATACCATCAACTTTACGTGTAAGACTTGGAATATTAAATGACCATCTAGCCTCTAAGTCATTCTTCTCAAGTAGAGTATCAATAGTAATGTCATCCCACTCAATATTAAGATTAGGTGTAAAGTCATCTGCATACAACTCAAGAATATTTCTTAGTGGTTCAAGCGAGGACTTAACACCATTGACATAATCAAAACCAAGATTAGCAATATCCTCGCCAACAACTTGTTGGAATAGTTTGGATAGCACCTCTTGTGCAATGTCTTCTCCAAGTGGTACTTCCTTCTTTATTGTATTGAACAGTGATGAGTAAGCCTGCTTTTGTGCAGTAGTCATAGATGCATTATTTGCTAGGAACAAAGCCTCTATCTCATCAGGGGTAACTGTTCTCTCGTATCTATTGATTGCTTGGTCAAGTGCCTGTTTAATCTTACGCACATCTTTACTAAACAATCTGTCAGGACACTTTGCACCTCTATGTGCATCATAGAATGGCTTGTCCATTAAACTTCGTATTAATGATAATTCCATGTTGGTTACTCCTTTGGGGTTAATAATTCTAATTGTTTATAGTCTTCTTCTTTCCTGTATTTTAAATCGTCTTGTACTCGTAGTACCTTAACGTCATTCACATGACCTCGTAATTCTTTCGCAAAAGCTAATGTCTTTGGCAAGGCATCAGGGTCTAAAGCTATTATAGCAGTCGAGAACTGTGAGAGATATTTCTTATGTGCCTCAGCTAATGATGTACCCAACACTGCTACCCCAACATATACCTCATTACCTACTGCTACTGCACTCACACAGTCCTCAACAACTACTGCCACCCTACCACATCCATGAGTAAAAGGCAAGTTATTTCTTCCATACCTTTTCCATTTGGGTAAACGAGACCCTAGTGCCCTTCCTGTGGCATCAACCATTTTATTATCGTGGAGAATAGGAAAGACAACTCTGTCATCTTTCACATCATAAAACAGTTCTATCTTGGACATATCTATACTCCAAGACGCACACCAAGAAGTGACACTAGGTCTATCCCCATGTGGTAATACATACTCAGGCAATGTAAAATCATTTACATCATCATCAAGTACACTTGGGTCTATGGCATCCCTTATATCTTCTACAGACAGGTGGATACGTGTTGAACCTGATAACTTACAGCTAGACTTGTAACAATTCCACAAGATTCTACCCATATTATTTGTTACTGTAAAAGTTTTGTATCCATTACAACTAGGACAAGATAATCTTTTAGTCTCTCCTATACCTAACTGTAAATCATTTATATAATTATATATATTCATAATATATCATTTTCCCTGTCGGCATTTATAATGCTTATACCATAATTTTTTCTAGTTGTCAATGCATTTTCTGCACTAGCATACGTATTTTTCATGTAAGGCTTTACACTATTAGGGTTAGCATGACCTGTAACAGACATAATCTGACCCATAGAAACTCCTGCCTCAACCATCTCTGTAGTTCCTGTCCTACGTAAATCAGCTATTCTAAGCTCATTAGGTAAGCCACAGAGCCTCATAACCCTTCTTGCTATCTTGGACAACCTATAAAGAGTATAAGGCTTGTATGAGCCTCTAATCGCCTTTGGACAGGGTGCAACATATTCTTGGAATCCATAGTCATTCTTTTGTTGACTTAACATTTCAAGTAATTCATCACTAATTGGTAGGTGTACAACTGCTCTTCGCTTAGATTGTTGCAAATTTAACACACGATTATCAAAATCTATGGAAGTAAACTTCAAATTTCGCATGTCTCCTACTCGTTGACACCATTCGTATGCCATTTGCACTATCAAACCCATACTTCTGTACTTAAAATCAGCATAAGCATAGTCAAGAAATTGACAAACCTGTTCTTTTGACCATACTACCTTGCGAGGTTGTGTTGGTTTACGTTTGAAAGTAGAGAAAGGGTTAGTCTCTGCATACTCCATTTCCATTGCGAATCCAAAAAGTCTTCGTGAAACAGAGCAAGTGTAGTTTGCCATAGGAATACCTCTTTTTAGCCATATTTCATAGGCACGTCTACACATACCACCTGTTAATTTAGTTAGATTGACAGAGCCAAGTTTTTTGGTATCTATGATAGTAGTAGACATGACACCTAAGAAATACTTATAATCTACTTTAGATTTATCTGATAACATATTGAAATCACTAGATAAATAGTACTCATCAATTAACTTATTTATTTTCATATTACACCTCATTATCTATGTCCATACGATTCTGCATTTGACCCACGTGCTACTACACAACCTAGTGGTGCTATGTCACAGTTAGGGTAACTAAAACAGGCTATATGTTTATCTTCTTCATAAAACCAATCAGGTCTTTCTGTATATTTATACCTTGCAAATTTCATTTTGTCAACAATATAAAATGACCTATATGCTTGTATAGGAAAGTCCTCATCTGTTTTTAATTCATCATGCCCACTAAAACATTGTGGATGTGGTGTTATAGATGTTGTAGTGTCAGGTATATATTCTGCACCTAGAACGATTGCATCATAGTGTTTACTTGCACCATGAGTTTTTTTGTATCTCTTAGTATATTCCTGTAGCATTGCTATATACAAGTTAGTTGCCCACATATAATTCATGCGACATTCCATTGCCCATAGTGTACAAGGATGCTTTTGATGTACAGGTTTATACAAATCTTTTTCCTCTGCATAACTAGGTGCATGATGCCATAGTGCAGTACACAACATCTGTGCCTCTTCTAGTGGCATCTTAACTACATGTTGGTCACACAAAGACTGTGCAATTTTTTGTGGTGTATCTTCTATGATAAATCTATTCATGTTCTCCTCCTTTGTCATTATCATCATACTTAATTCTCTTGCCATTGTGATACATATATCTACTTCTGCTTGGTGTGTGATAGCCTTCTCTTAAAAAGAATGTAGGCTTTCTCTTTGCAGTTTCAAATGTAGCTACAGTTAAAACAATAGCACTTATTAGAAACACGTGAGCAACTGCAGTTATACCAAACACCCACATACTACCAAAGTACATAGAGAATACTATGCACCACATCCATGCTAATACTTGCATGACCATGTGTCTAGTGTTCAAGTCAGGTATGTGTCGCAACGGATTACGTTCATGATTCATGACAGAGTGCCATGTGTTATGTATTGTTTCGTTCATGTTATCTCCTATAAATTTTGTAGTAAAGCTAAGTCTGTACCATAACTAATTATACAATACACTTTATGCTCGTCATGATACTCCACTATTGTATAGGTTTTTGTATCATGATTTACATATATTTGTAAAGGTAATGTTACTATTCTTTTTTGTAACCCTTCCTTACTCCTAACTTTAGTTAGTGATACTGCATTAAATACTAAGTTCTCTTTCTTCTCCTGTATTGTGTACATGACTTCTTGTTTCTCTGCACACATTACAGGCTTGTCATTCCACATTCCTGCAAAACTTTTTGTGCTAAATATTAGCAACGATAATAATATAAATATATTTTTCATGTATACTTCTCCCATAATGCTTGTAGAAACACCCAAAGTCCATAGACATGAAGTGCCACTACTATTGTTTTTAATACCTTGTTCATTGAGTCATCTGCCATGTATACCCAATCATGATACTGTTTTTGTTTCACTTCCCACTCCTTTCTATATCCCACCTATAAAATATGTGGTCATCTATTCTAGTTATATAAGTCTTTGTCTCTGCCCAACTAGGTCGGACATAGTATGCATGATAATGTGTAGAACCTTCTACAAAATCATCTAGGTGTCCATTGTACACACCATTTGCTACGTGCATAGCAGTTCTCCATGCTTTGGGTTCTCTTGGTTTATCACTCTTACCATCACAATACCAACTAAATTGACACTTGTTTCTGATAGGTAGTGTAGGTTTCCACTTATATGTTAAACCCTGTTTGACTACATCACACACATTGTTAGGGTATCTATTATCCTTTACTCTATTCATTACAACTTGTGCTACTGCTACTTGTCCTATGAAACTTTGATTCTTTGCCTCATGGTAAGTGTTGAGTGCTAGACACATTATTGACTCTATTATCATTCTCTAACCTTTCTATTTTAATTATTGTTTCTTTTAGTATATCTAAAAACTTTAGAGTTTTAGGGTGTAGTTTATCTGCATCTCCTACAGTAAACATAATCTCTTGCCTTACATCATACAAATCAAACAATACTTCTTGCATCTGTGTATGAAAATGGTCTTTCATGTGATGTGTGTCTGTCATCTTATCCACCTTTCATCCCATATAGGGTCATTTAGTTTATATAGTTTATCACAATCCATAGTTTTAAGTATATGTGCAATCACATCAACTGTCCACCCATTACCAATCATCTTGTATCGCTGACTATTGGATACAGCACTAGTATAATTGTCAGGTAATGTCTGCAATCTCTCACACTCTAGGGGTGTCAGCTTTCGCCACATATCTTTTGATACTACCACATTATCTTTCTGCACAGTAGTAAGACAGTTAGACTTCTCATCATCTCGCACCTCTAGTTGCCTAGTGAATGGTAGGTCTAGTTGGTCATCTTTCCTAGTACCATGCTCGTCTAGTCTACGATTAACAATCCTACCAATAGCAACCTTTGGTTCTCTGTGTCCACCTTGCATGGTGGTAAGAGTAGGTGCTTTGCCTTCTTGTGCATACACTCGCTTGATACTGTCGTGTCCTTTGAGGTCAGCAGTACCAACCCTAATCAATCCATCTTTAGACATAGTAGGATTATCCTTGAGTACCATAGTACGTTGCTTACGTTCAATACTATTCCACCATACTGCACCATTGTATCTCGCAGTAAGACAATGAGACTTACCATCTTGACTAGTCATTTCATCTGTAGCATAGCCATCTTCTAGTATGTCTTGCATAGTAATCTTTTTATCGACCATGCGTGGTATAGGTATCTGCTTGTACGTACCATCAGATTGTAACTTACCCCACCAATATAGTCTGTATCTATTCTGACCACTCAACCATTTAGAGTTTAATGCTTGTGGCTCAAAACCCATGTGATATGATATGGTATCTTGATACTCTTTCTTCATACGCACATTTTCAAGTAGTACATACTTAGGTTTGACTAAAGATAGAATTTCTACAAAGTGAAAGAACAATTTACTCTGAGGGTCATCAAAGTTTAACTGCTTGCCTGCAAACGAAAATCCTGTACAAGGCGAGCCACCCATGAGTAAATCAATACTACCTTCAGTAGGCACTTTAATCTTAGTCACATCTCCCCATTGAAATGTATTAGGGAAGTTAGCTTGTGTAACTGTGATTGCATACTTGTCAATCTCACTTGCAAAGTAATTTTCTACGTAGACATCTGCTTTTTGCAAGGCAACTTGACCACCACTACAACCATCAAATAAACTTAATACATTCATATCTATTCTCCATATCCTTCAGGACAACACCACTCACAGTAGACTTCATCTTTATAAAAGAAACATACCTCTGCACAAGTCATATCGCCACAGTTGTTACATTCTAAACTATATACATATTCATCTTCCATATCACACTCCTATGTAGCATGAGAAGTATAGCATAACTATTCCACTCACAATTAATATTAATATAGTATTATCATTATTTGGTAGCATTGTCAATCTCCATATAAAGTTGGTATCTCCTCATTTGGTATACAATCTTCTTCATCTTCTCTTAGTGTTTCCTCGAAAAGATGATACAAATATTCTTCTTCCCACATTTACTACTCCTATTTTTTATCTATATAAACTCTCATATGAGTTGATTCATCTATACTTTGACCCCAATATGTAGCACCTGTTCCTCGTAGATTAGGTTTAATATGTTGTCCTCGCACTCTCATTTTATATGAGTCTTTGTTTAGATATTTTTTCATGTTATTTACAAACTCTTGACCATCTGTGTCATTAGATATCTCACCAAATACATAGCCACAACCTTTTACTTTTACTGTGTCATAGTATAGCTTTCTCCAATACTCTAAGTGTTTACTTTCTCTATGGGCAAGGTTCTCTGATTGTTCGAGTAGTTCATCTCTTTCCTTGAGCATACCTTGTAAGTTTTCAACTTTAGTTGTAAGAGCAAGTAACTTATCCTCTTGTTCTTGTAACCTTTTCTTATATATCCTATCATTGTTTTCAACTACATTATCATAGAACTTAGCTTGGTCTCTTACTCTACCCATATGCTTAGACCTATCTAGCATTTCTTCTTGTTCACATGACTTCACAAATGCTCTAATTAAGTGTTGAAAATCCATGTGTGATATAGGTAAATGTCTACCCTCTCTTTCTGAATAGTATGTCTTATGATTCAAGTCATACATATCACTTGCTAGTTTACCTGTTTCTTTTGTTGCACCTAGCATTGTTACTACTCTGTGTATTTTCATTCTACTTCTCCTCGTATGTTTCAATTAATTTATTAAGATACCATTGTGCTTTCTTCAAATCTTCTAAGCCATTCTTGTATCTAAATCTCCATAGGTACTTAACTATATTACCTTGTAGGTAGTAGTCGAATCCGTCTACTAACATAGCTTGTAGGGCATCTATTGTTTCTATGCCTGCCTTATTGTAGTGAATAGGACTATTGACCATATCTGTAGATTGTTCTTCTTTTTTTGTTCCACTTAAATATTTCACTTGTTGCTCCTTCGATTTTTCCTCTAACTCTTTAAATTTATTTTTCATATATTCTAAATGTCTGACCATTATTTTTGATACTCCATTTTCCATTCGTCAGTCGCAGATACTAATTTTGGATTGACAGACATAATCTCACTTATATAGGCATCTCCATACTCCCAACTATCGTATGTCATAGGTGACTTACATGCAGTAAACCATCTAGCATATTGGTTTTTATCTTCGTTAGTTTTAGTTTGATATGTTTTAAGTATCTTCCACTCAAAGTACATACCATTACTAGGGTTGTCAATCCTATATGTTGCATAGGCATTGTTTATTTCTTTTGATTTTCCAAATTGATTTTTCATTTTACACTCCTTATCTTTTTTATTTCTTGTTTAGTTAGTAAATTAAAACTGTAGTCGTACTCTTCCCATTCTCTCGAAAACCAATCTAAAAAATATAAAGTACCATCTTCTAATTTAAATGTGCCAATAGTTTCATCTCCTCTTGATATAACTATGCCATCATTAATTATTATATCTTTTTTAAAAGGTATCTCTTCCATTATTCTTTCCTTTCGTTTATGATATCGTCTAAGTGATTCTTTAAGTCTAATAGTTTATCCATATCCCACACATCTCTAATGAGATACTTAGTTCGCATGGTATTAGTTTCATGTTCATCAATGACAATTAAAGAGTTGTACTCATTATCATTGTGTTCATCTTGATTGTATTGATAGCCTTCGCCCATCTCTTGTTTAGTTTTCCAATGTATCATTAAAATCTCCTATGTGTTTATTCCATTCGTCAGGTGTAACCCCATTTATTAGAAACTCCCTTTGGTCAGCACTTAGATTAGGGAAGGCATCTTGTATTAGTATGTCTCCAACAGTATCATATATATCTAAATGCTCTTGTTTTATAGGCAGTTCCATTGTATTCATTTTTTTAGTGATTACAGATTGTCTAGTTACTTTTATCATATTGTATCTCCTTCAAAAGTTTTTCTACGTCATTAATTAAATAGTCATACCCATCTATTTGTGAGTCAGCATCTATCTCGTATTCTCTAGCCATTTTTATTATATATTTTAGTTTTGTAACTACATAATTTTTTTGTATCATTATTCATTCTCCTTATACCAAGCTAAAGCACTACTCATTATTAAGTTAGTGTAAGTTATACCATATCCACTACCTGCCTTCAAGTTATCTTTATCAAGTAAATGTTTATGCATATGCTCCACACTATCCCAATTATCATATAACTTTTTACATAGATAGTCAAATTGTGTATCGTCTAATACATTTTTATCATGTTCATAGTATAAGTATGAACTCATTAAGTATATAGGCACTAACCTATTTATAGATATGTTATGTAATTCCATGTATTCTTCTCCATGCTACCCATGTTATCGCTTGTAATTCATATGCCTTGATACCTAACTTTTTAGATGCCCTAAGATATGCTTTTTGTATATCTAGGTACTCACTCTTTTTAATGTTAGTGTTAGGTGTAGTCAATCCTTGCCTATCGTTGTAGTATATATTTCTAGCATGACCATCAATAGTAATATCTTGTTCATCTCCACTTATATTTCTAAAGAATGATACAATCTTTTTACCATTAAGTATAGTAATAGTTTCATCATAACTTGGCATTGTCTCCAATATATGCCATGCCTTTTGTTTCATTTTATGATATGTGCTAACCTTGATGCTATCCATATCTTGCCCATTGATAAAGGCAATACATAAATCTTCTGCATTGATTATGTTACGTTCCCATTTATTGTTAGGCGATAATGCACTTACTACACCTATGACAATATGGATAGGTAACTCTAATTGTGTCGCAATTCTTTTGCAATCTGCGTTAGCATTTACATACCAAGTCAAGCCATGTTTTATTTCACTTGCATTAGCTAACTTGTATATTGCAATTATATTTTTAGTAGTAATCATGGGGTAATATCCTTCTATTGGTTTTTTAGTTTCAATATTCTATCCATAAACATAGCCTTATCGAATCTACTATTATGTCTTTTACAAAATCTCATTATATCTTGTATAGCCATTTCGTCAAGGTTATTGTCTACAATTATAGCTACTAAATCTTCAAAATGTTTTCTAGTCATAGTTTTTCTCCACGTTATTATTAATTATTATATGCGTTATGTGTAAATATAAATGATAATGCCATGCACATTATACCCATGTAGCCAAAGCCTAGTAATAGTGTCCAAAAGATTAACTCACTACTAAACAACATTGCTAAAGGGAATGTTACAATTATAGCATTTACATAGAAAAATAGCATTAGATAAGAGCAATAGTCAGAATATCTAAGTAGTTTTCTTTTCTTTTCAAGTCTAGTCATTTTAGTCTCCTTCGTATAGTTAGAGGGTATAATGCAACGTAAGGGGAAAACGTTACATTATACTTCGCACTTATGCCTTTTTTCTAGTAATAGAATTGGCAAAGTCTTTATGTGATTTAACTTGGAATTCTCCAAAGTCAATAGAGTTATAAACACCTTTTAACTCTTTATCAATAGCAGTAAGTAACATCTCGAACATAGCAATACTTGTACTACCAATTCTTGCTCCAAATTCTTTTTTAACTTGCCTTGCACCATTACGACTAGCCTTATACAGTCTAGTCTTAGATAAGGAAGTTTCAGTTACTTTCTTATACTTTTTTGCTATTCTTGTAAACTTTTTTTGGTTCGATTCAGTCAAGTTTTGACCTGTTAAACCTGTTGATTGTTTCCAATAAGTAGCATTTATAGTTTTAATAGCCATAGTTTTTCTCCACGTAAAGTTAAAGTTAAGGGCATTATACCCTCAAACAATACGAATTGTAAAGAATAAAATTCAATTACATGAGACATATATCTTGATGCCATAAGGTATTCTCAAAAAATAATAATCCAAGTATTTTCTTTTAATTGAATAGCTTACTTTTCATGTAATCTAGTTATGTAGATTTTTCCTCGCTTTCACTTTGATACCCACTCGATTGAGTTATTAAGGGTAGGCAGACTAGACAACACACAAAACTAGTCTCTTTTACTTTCTCGCACTCTTACCATTGACCACCCTAGGATTTAGTTAGTTGCACTTTTTCTAGACTACAGTTAGGTTTTATTTTTTATCGTAACAACCTTTTAGGAATTAAGTTACACCTAGCTTGCATTTTCAACAAGTTACACTTGGTCGCTTGTATCGTCTAGAATGTTACCACTAATTTGGCACACCTAGTTAGCCCACGTCTTGCCCACGTATGGGTAAGAATTCGCATCTATCGTTTAGAGGATTTACTCTTGATAGGTTCGATTTAAAGTTCGCACTTGCACCATTTTTAAGAGTTGTCGTTTCTCTTTTCTTATCTTGTATTCACCTTAACATTTTCTTTTCAAACTAGTCAAGAAGTTTCTTTAAAATGTTTTAAGAAATTTGTTACTGTAACGTTTATCTTAAAACTTAAAAGTTTTTTTGTTTCATTAGCAATTTACAAGACTTAGTTTCTTATGCTTGTAAAAAGAAAGTTCGTATCTAAAAACTTTTTCTTACTTCTTATTCAGCTTGGCAAGTATGCCTTGTTGAATGATTGTATTATGCACACACTTTGAAACAAAAGTAAACCCCCCAAACTAAAAAAAGTTAATTATTTTGTAATTATTTTGTTAAGTGATTGTTTTTATTGAATATTTTTAACTAAAATAATTGATATTTATTTTAAATGGGTATGTAATTTTGAATGATACTATATAATACAAAAAAAAAGTTTATGCATCTTGCCTTTAAAATCGAGGGTATATCTTGTAAATTGTGAGTTTTATTTGATACATAAAAAGGTAACTTATAGATAATAAGTTTATAATGTTACATAAAATCGTTATATATCAATGACTTAGCATTATAAATAGTATAAAAATAGTGATAATAGATAAAATTTACATAAAAAAAGTATGATAGTGAGTGAAAAAATGAAAAAATGAAGGTAGGGTAGGCGTGTGGCAGTGGGGGGTACTACGTATATGTTCTTGGATTACTACACAGATAGGTATTTTAGGTGTTAACCACTAGTTTAACTGATAGAATACGTACCATCTAGTAATGTGTTGCATAAATATCACAACATACACACAAAATGCATACATTTAAAATAATTGCACTTGACAAAAACACGGAAATCGAATATAATTATGTATAACTAACATATAAATGTACATATAAATGATAATTACATTTAAATATAATAACATATACATGAACATATAAATGATTCCTATAATTTCTTGTTAAACTCACTTTAAATGTACATATAAATGACCCTATAAGAGTATATCTACGTACTCAATAAAATTTATACTTGACAATGAAGCGAAAATCAGTAAAACTATACGTACCTGAGAATCTATTAGAAGCATTTTATGATGCCATACGTAATAATAAGCTAAAGGATTTACATATTCCCCACAGTTCTGTGTTCTATGTTCGTGCTGCGATAGAATCTGACACAGGAATACGCTATTCATTGAAACATGTAGAAACAGCGATGAAAGCAGAAGGGATGTTAAACGATGTTTGAGGCATTTGTCCTTGTGTGCCTAATGGGTACAAACAATATATGTCACACATTACAGGATTTAGAAGGACCATACAAAACTGAGAAGCAATGTACCACTAGAGCATATGAGATAGCAATGGAGCTGCCTGAATATATGCCTAACTATTATGCTTTGAAATATAAGTGTATGATTGAAAAAGGTAAAGTAAAAACTAACCATGACACAGAGAAAGAAAAGAGGCAGTTTAAAGGGGTTCACCGTCAAGAGTGGAGACAAGAGACCCACTAAACAAGGTGCAGGTATGACCAAAAAGGGTGTGCGTAAGTATCGTAGGCAGAACCCGGGCAGTAAACTGCAGACAGCAGTAACAGAAAAGAATCCAAAAGGAAAGAGAGCAGCAAGACGTAAATCATTTTGTGCTAGAAGTGCAGGACAAATGAAAAAGTTTCCTAAAGCAGCTAAGAATCCGAATAGTCGTTTAAGACAAGCACGAAGAAGATGGAGATGTTAACATGGCACAAGATTTAGCACAATTACCAAAGAGTGAATTGTTAAAAAAGCTATATGAAAAATATGGTGAGGCTGCTGTTCTAAAAGAAATTAGAGAAATCAAACGTGAGAATAAACTAAATAAAGAAACAGACAGACAATCTAAGTTTACAGGACCTGAAGTAGAGGCATTAGCAACTATGGAAGGTATGAGTGCTAGAAAAGCAACGAGAGAGCAGGAAAAGAAAATGTCTGTTGGTGGTAATAGCACAAAAGGTAAAAAGAAAGACAAAGACTCATTGTCAATAATTATAGGTATAGGGAGAACACCAAAGATGAAACTCAAAGAAGGTAAAACTAAAATGTCATACGGTGGAATGTCAGGTGGTAAGAAGCATATGTATGTTGCAGGTGGTTCTGTTAAAGATAATCCCGGACTATTAGCATTAAAAGGCAGTGGTCCAAAGGGTATGGAAGCCTATAAAAAAATTACAGGCAGAGATGGTTAGACGTAATTATAAAAAAGAATATAAGAATTACCATTCCACAACGCTACAAAAAATTAAAAGAGCAGGTAGAAACAAAGCTAGAAACCTAGCACTTAAATCAGGAACTGCGAAGAAGGGTGATGGACTAGACGTACATCATCGTAATGGGAATCCTATGGATAATAGGAGAAAAAATTTAGCTGTTACGACCAAGACAGCTAATCGTTCTTTCAAAAGAACACGTAATGCTAAAAAACTTATAAGGAGAAGTTAACATGCCAATGCACGGTAAAAAGAAATCTAAAATGATGCAAAAAGGTGGTGCTACCAAGAAATCTAAAATGATGCAAAAAGGTGGTGCAACTAAAAAGTCTAAGATGATGGCTAAGGGTGGTGCTACAAAGAAAATGATGTATGGTGGTGCTGCAAAGAAAAAGTCTAAGATGATGGCTAGAGGTGGAGCCGCAAGACGTAAGTAATGTCGTATCTTATAAGTAACGTACCTCATTTTAAATGTTGGGTACGTAAAGAGTTCACTTGTAATCATATGAATTATCATGGTGAGTTCCTTCATGCGTTAGCTTTTGCAGTCAATACCATACCTGATAGGTCATTAAGTTTTCAGGTAGTCTTCACAGGTTGTGCAGAAGAAAATAATGTACACGGTGGTGCAATGTGGGCACGTATGCCTATACAAGCACTTGTAGCCGATATACCTGTAGATGAATGGGCAGAACCAATGGAAGACCATCTGTGTCAACCTTGGGATTGCGAATCAAGACATCACAGTGTAATAGTCATGGACAGGGTTAGTTCTTCTCCTTGGTTATGCAAAATAGATAATCAGTTCTTTACTGCTAAGTATATGTTTACTGTAGATTATACAGACCATGAAATAGCAGATGACCCTGCACAACATAAGCAATCACATGTGATGTATTTATTAGACGCAGGTAAATGGACAGGTAACATAGTTGCCTTACCAAATAATAGGGTCAGAGCTACAAGTCCTGCTCTGTGGGTCACAGGCGAAGGTGCACCTGATTTTGCACCCTCTCAATGGACACACTCAGCAGAGGCACATGAATCTTATTTAGACCCATTTACAACATTTAATAATTTATACGAGGATAACAGTGGCAATAAAAAGAAAAAGCAAAAGCACAGTAAATAAGGCAGGTAATTATACTAAACCTACAATACGTAAAAACTTATTTAATCGTATCAAAGCAGGTGGTAAAGGAGGTGCACCCGGTCAATGGAGTGCACGAAAGGCACAGATGTTGGCAAAAAGATATAAAGCCGCAGGTGGAGGATACAGAGGATAATGCCACACTATACGAGACCTTTGAATAAAGTAATAGGTAAATTAAAAAAAGCATCTAAAGCTCACGCAAGCCAAGCGAAAACTTTGACTAAGATAATGAAAGACCAAAAGAAGGGATACAAAAAAGTTGTCAAGAAAAAAAAGAGACCCTAAAGTTGGCACAGGTAAAAAACCAAAAGGTAGCGATAGAAGACTGTACACGGATGAAAACCCTAAAGACACAGTTAGCATCAAGTTTGCCACACCTGCAGACGCAAGAGCCACGGTTGCAAAAGTTAAGAAAATCAATAAGCCTTATGCGAGAAAGATACAGATACTTACAGTCGGTGAGCAAAGAGCTAAAGTGATGGGCAAGACTGAAGTTGTAGCAATATTTAAAAAAGCGAAAGAACAATTAAAAAAAGCACATGAACGAAAAAAGAAAAAATAGATGTGAAACTTGCGAGTGTTATGATTGTGACATGGAAGAGTGTAACTGTGAGTGTCACGATGAACAAATAGCAGAGAAAGGTAATGATTGAGTTTGTGCTTGTGTTTATGATGGGAATAAGAGTAATAGACCAAACACAAACTTTTGAAGATATAGATAGATGTTTGTACTTCGCAGAAAGATTGCAGAAGCAACCTTCAATACCACAACAGGAAGGACCTAATCTACAGATAACAGCATATTGTAAGCCTAGAAGGAAAAGATAATGTTAGCAGAACTAGCCGCAGCTAACGCTGCTTTCAGCATAATAAAAAATTTCGTGTCAAACGGAAAAGAACTTTCAGGGTGTGCTAAACAGATATCTGATTTTGTATTCTCAAAAGAACAAATAGAAAAAAATTTAAAAAAGAAAAAGGCTAAAGGTGTTGGGGGTGGAGACTTAGAAGAGTTCATGGCTCTTGAACAGATAAGAGAAAAAGAAGAAGAACTCAAGAAGATAATGATTTATCTAGGTAGACCCGGACTTTGGCAAGATTGGCAAGCCTTCCAAGCTGAAGCTAGAAAGTCAAGACGATATGCCGAAAAGATGGCAGAGAAACGAAAACAAGAACTAATAGAATATATGGGATACGGAGTAGCTTTTATATTTATATTATTCTTTGCAGGAATTTTAGCATGGCTACTAGCAAAATGGATGGGAAAATTATAACACCGTGTATTGGTGTATGTAAACTTCAAGATGATATTTGCATAGGTTGCAAGAGAACAATAGAAGAGATTAAACAAGCATGGCACTTAAAAAAGGACAAAGGTCATTAGTTGCGTGGACAAAACAAAAATGGAGAACCAAGTCAGGTAAACCTAGTACACAAGGGTCAAAAGCAACTGGCGAACGTTACTTACCTGAAAAAGCAATTAAGGCTCTTAGTTCCAGTGAATATGCCGCCTCTACGGCTGCTAAACGAAAAGCGAAGAGAGCAGGTAGACAGGTATCTAAGCAGCCCGGCAAGATTGCAAAGAAAACATCAAAATTTCGTAGATTCAGCTAAGGTAAAAGAAAAGTTAAAACAAGAAAGAATAAAAGAGAAAATAGCAAATGATACAAGCACTAATAGGACCAATCGCAAACCTCGCAGGAACGTGGTTTCAAAACAAAATAGAAAAAACAAAGGCAGATGGACAGGCTAAAGTTGCAGAGGCAAAAGCTCGTGCTTCTGTTGCTGAGAAGGTTGCAACAGGTGAAGTCGAGTGGGAAGGTAAGATGGCAGATGCTACAGTGGATTCGTGGAAAGACGAGTTTGCCTTAGTCGTACTATTAGCTCCTGCTATATTAGTATTTATACCCGGAATGACAGACTATGTTAAACAAGGATTTGATATATTGGCAACTTTGCCAGAGTGGTATCAGTACCTCTTATATATTGCAATTAGTGCATCTTTTGGAATCAAGGGTGTCGGACAAGCAGCAAAGATGTTCAAAAAGAAATAAGGAGACTTAAATGGCGAACAACAAAAACGGTAATGGTAAAAATAAATCTACTACAGGTAGTTTTATAGGTGATATAGTAAAAGCTACTAAGGCAGGTGGTGCAAGTGCTATGACTAAGAAAGTTAAAGTCAAAAAGAATGAAACTTTAAGTGATATAGCAAAAGCAAATAATACAACATTACGAAAGTTAATGTCTTTAAATCCTAAATTTAAAACAGGTCAAGATAAAGGTTCTCCTACAAAAGGAACAATAGAACAAAAAACAATAAGAGTTGGTGCTACAGTAATAGTTCCTGACCCACACACATTTAAAAAAGGAAAGTTAACTCGTGTAACACCTAAAAATAAAAAAGATGTTTACAAAAAAGTTACTAAAAAACAATTCAAAGAAATGAATGTGCCACTAAAAAAGAAAAAATAATGTCAGATACAGTGTCTGCAATAAATAGAATAATAGAAGACTATATATTACCAAGTGTTCAAATGCATGGTGGTCATGTTAAGTTACAATCTTTTAAAGATGGTGTAGCTACAATATTTTTAAGTGGTGCTTGTAGTGGATGTGCAATGTCTACACAAACATTAAAGATGGGTATAGAGAATATGTTAAAGCATTACATACCTGAAGTCTTAGCAGTAGAGGGAATAGAAGACCCTAATTCCACAGTGAGTCCATATTATCAATGACACTAAAAGCTAGAATTTATTTAAAGTTATCATCATCTATATGCAAGATAGGTAATTATTTTTGGCATAAGCATGTTAAAGAAATACGAAAACAACAAATGGATTTAGGGTTTAAAAGAATATGAATTTAAAAAAACTACAAGATGAATTAGCTAAAGATGAGGGCATAAAATATGAATTGTACCTCTGCACAGAAAATCATTTAACTGGAGGTATAGGACATCTTATAACAGAATGGGATGCAGATTACTATGGTAAACCTATAGGATATCCTGTGCCTGAAGAACAAGTCAATGAATGGTTTGAGAGAGACATAGCAACAACTATAAACGATTGTAAACTATTGTTCTCTCAATTTGATAACTTGCCTGAAGACATACAGCATGTACTAGCAAATATGTGTTTTCAACTTGGTAGACCAAGACTATCCAATTTTAAGAACATGATTGCTGCTGTAGAGAATAATGATTGGGAAAAAATGGCAGACGAGATGGAAGACTCTCGTTGGTTCAAGCAAACAAAAAACAGAGCTAAGCGTTTAATAGCAATCGTTGACAGGCAATATTACAGAGAGAATGTACCAACATGAGTAGAACATTAACAGAAAGACAACAAAAGTTTCTAGCTGTTTTATTTGATGAAGCAGGTGGAGATGTTGTAGCTGCAAAAAAACTTGCAGGTTATTCTGAAAGCTCTAGTACGACAGATATAGTTAAATCTATGAAAGAAGAGATACTAGAAGCGACACAATTATTTATGAGTAGAAATGCACCAAAAGCTGCAATGGCTATGGTTAGTGGTTTATATGACCCTACAGAGTTAGGCATTAGAGATAAGATGTCTGCTGCAAAAGAATTACTAGACAGGACAGGCTTAGTTAAGACTGAAAAGATGCAAGTAGAAAGCACAGGTGGTGTTATGCTATTGCCTGCAAAGAATGATGGATAGAAGTTTAGGAAAGTGGAAGCTACCACAACCAACAGACTTAAAAGATGAAGACCACAAAGATTGGATACAAATACCTAGAATAGCTAGAACTATTCCTTTTGGTTATAAGATAAACAATGAAGACCCTGACTTACTTGACCCAATACCTTTTGAGTTAGAAGCCATAGAGATGGCTAGAAAATATGTAAAGCAATATTCTTATCGTGAAGTAGCTAATTGGCTAACATCAAAAACAGATAGAATAATATCTCATGTAGGTTTAAGAAAAAGGTTAATGTATGAAAGACAACGTAAGGACAAAGCTCGAACTCTTAGAAAGTGGGCAGCTTATGCCGAGAAAGCAATCGAGAAAGCGAAAGCTATCGAAGAAAAAACCACAGGTGCAAAAGCCTAAGATACAAGAAGTATCAGATGTAGAGGCAGTTCCTGTAGAAGAACAAAATATAGTATTCAAACCTAATGCAGGTCCTCAAACAGAGTTTCTTGCAGCAGGTGAAAGAGAAGTTTTATATGGTGGTTCAGCAGGTGGTGGTAAATCATATGCTATGCTTGCAGACCCTTTACGTTATATGGGTCATCCATCATTTAGTGGGTTGCTACTGCGACACACAACAGAAGAACTTAGAGAACTTATATTTAAATCTAAGGAAATGTATCCTCAAATATGGAAGGGTATTAAGTGGTCAGAAAGAAAGATGCAATGGGAAGCACCATCAGGTGCAAGATTATGGATGTCATACTTAGACCGTGACGATGATGTACTTCGTTATCAAGGTTTGGCATTTAGTTGGATAGGGTTTGATGAATTAACCCAATGGTCTACTCCGTATGCTTGGAATTATATGCGTTCACGTTTGCGTTCTACTGCACATGATTTACCTGTGTATATGAGAGCAACAACAAACCCGGGAGGTCCGGGTCATCAGTGGGTCAAGAAAATGTTCATTGACCCTGCACCATACGGAAAACAATTTGATGCCACAGATATTGAGTCAGGTAATGTCCTTGCCTATCCAAAAGGACACAGTAAAGCAGGACAAGCGTTATTTAAAAGAAGATTTATACCTGCAAGATTATCGGACAACCCATATCTTGCAGAGCAAGGTGACTATGAAGCAATGCTTCTATCCTTACCTGAACACCAACGTAAGCAGTTGCTTGAAGGTGATTGGGATATTAAAGAAGGTGCTGCTTTTACTGAGTTTGATAGGAATATTCACGTTATTGAACCTTTTTCAATTCCAAGAAATTGGGTTAAATTTCGTGCTTGTGACTACGGTTATGGCTCTTATAGTGGTGTGTTGTGGTTTGCTGTTTCTCCAGACGAGCAGATTATTGTATATAGAGAGTTGTATGTTAGCAAAGTCCTTGCCACAGATTTGGCAGATATGATATTAGAGCTAGAAGCTGATGATGGAAATATTAAGTACGGTGTGTTGGATAGTAGCCTTTGGCATAAACGTGGGGATACTGGTCCATCTCTTGCAGAACAGATGATTATGAAGGGATGTCGCTTTAGACCTTCAGACAGAAGTAGAGGCAGTCGTGTATCAGGTAAAAATGAAATACACAGAAGATTACAAGTAGATGAGTTTACAGAGCAACCTAGGTTAGTGTTTTTTAATAACTGTACAAATATGATATCACAGTTACCTGCTTTACCACTAGATAAAAAAAATCCTGAAGATGTGGACACAAGAGCAGAAGACCACTTGTATGATGCGTTAAGATATGGTATAATGTCAAGACCAAGGTTTAGTATATTTGACTATGACCCAATCGGAAGACCTAGTAGCAGTATGCCAATGGCAGATTCTACTTTTGGATATTAAGGATAAAACATGGCAGAAAAAGATGAAATAACATTAGATGATGAATCAATAGCTTTAGAAGATACTGAGGAGTCTGCCACAAATGATGTGGATGTTAGTGGAATAATACCATTCATAATGGAAAGATATCAACGAGCAGAGGACTATCGTGAGAACGATGAACAAAGGTGGTTGAGGTCTTACAGAAACTATAGGGGGTTATACGGAAGTGATGTTCAATTTACTGAAGCAGAAAAGTCAAGAGTATTTATTAAAATTACCAAAACAAAAACTCTCGCAGCTTATGGACAAATTGTTGATGTATTATTTGCAGGCAACAAGTTTCCTATTAGCATTGAGCCAACGATATTACCTGATGGTGTCGCAAGCGATGTCAGCTTTGACCCTAAAGAACCTCAACAGTTGCGTAATCAAACTAGTGAAGCCAATATGGAAACACCTTATGGCTTTATGGGTGATGGTAAAGAATTACCTAAAGGAGCTACTTTTGAAAGTCTACAACAAGGTCTTGGACCTTTGGAAGAAGATTTATCAGAAATTGAAGGCTTGGAAGAAGGGGTAGGTAAAACACCTTCTGCTATTACACTTAGTCCTTCCATGATTGCTGCCAAAGCAATGGAAAAGAAAATAATGGACCAACTACAAGAGTCAGGTGCTAGTAAACAATTAAGAAGCACAGCTTTTGAAATGGCTTTATTTGGTACAGGTGTAATGAAAGGTCCGTTTGCTATGGACAAGGAATATCCTAATTGGGATGATGAGGGTAATTACAGTCCTATATTTAAAACAATACCATCAACATCTCATGTATCAGTATGGAACTTCTTTCCTGACCCTGATGCAGCTAATATGGATGAAGCACAATATGTAATTGAAAGACATAAAATGTCAAGGTCACAGTTACGTTCTCTAAAGAAAAGACCATACTTCCGTTCTAATGTAATAGATGAAGTTATAGAATCAGGTGAGTCTTACGATAAAAAATATTGGGAAGATGATTTATCTGACTATTCTCCTGACTACGGAATATATAGATTTGAAGTATTAGAATATTGGGGAATGTGTGAAGTTGAAATGCTTGAGTCAAATGGAGTAGAGATACCTGATGAACTCAAGGAGTTTGATGAATTACAAGCGAATATATGGATTAGTAATGGTAAGATAATACGAATGGTTCTTAATCCATTCAAGCCTGCTAAGATACCTTATATGGCAGCACCTTACGAACTTAATCCATATTCTTTTTTTGGTGTCGGTCTAGCAGAGAACATGGATGACACACAAACCTTGATGAATGGTTTTATGAGAATGGCAGTTGATAATGCTGTGTTATCAGGAAACTTACTCATAGAGGTAGATGAAACTAATTTAGTTCCGGGTCAAGACTTATCTGTATATCCGGGTAAAGTGTTTAGAAGACAGGGTGGTGCTCCGGGTCAAGCAATCTTTGGTACAAAGTTTCCTAACGTATCAAATGAAAACTTACAGCTATTTGACAAAGCACGACAACTAGCAGATGAAAGCACAGGCTTACCATCTTTTGCACACGGACAGACAGGTGTGACAGGTGTAGGTAGAACTGCGTCAGGTATATCTATGCTTATGAACGCTGCAAGTGGTAGCATAAAAACTGTAATTAAAAATGTAGATGATTATTTACTTACACCTCTAGGCGAAGGTTTATTTAGATTTAACATGCAGTTTGATTATGACCCTGAAATAAAGGGTGACTTAGAAGTTGTTGCACGTGGAACAGAAAGTCTCATGGCAAACGAAGTGCGTAGTCAAAGACTTATGCAATTCTTGCAAACTGCTTCTAATCCTGTACTAGCACCTTTTGCAAAGTTTAATTACATTATAAGAGAAATAGCAAAAGCTATGGACTTAGACCCTGACAAAGTAACTAACAATATGGATGAAGCAACTATCCAAGCAGAACTGTTAAAACAATTTCAAGGAACTCAACCACAACAACAAGCTACCCCACCAGCAGGTGCAAATCCACTAGACCCAACAGGAGCAGGTGGTGGCACTATAGGCACAGGAGTAGCACCAACTCCGGGAGAACAAGGATTTACAGGAACACCTCAAGATGGACAACAGCAACAACAGCAACAAGCGACAAGTGGTCAGCAACCTCAAACCCCTAGTGGGCAACCTGACCTTACTACAGTCGTTCAATAAGTATATTGATTTAGTAATTGCAGAGCATCATAAGATATTAGAACAATCGAATGATATGATAACTATACATAGGTCACAAGGAGCTATAGCTAGTTTAGGTAAATTAAAACTACTAAGAGATGAAGTAACAGGGTTAGATAAGAAATGAGTAAAAAAAGTTTAGTTAGTGGTGTCTTAAATGTAGGTGATGCAGTAAAAAAAGCTGCAGAAAGATTAAAAAAGTCAAGGCTTAGAGAACTTTTAGATAAGCTACCTGATGAAGAAAAGAAAAATATACCTGCTCAAAAAGACGAAGTAAGTGTGGCAGGTTATCATGGCACTGCTACTACACGAGATAAAGATGCTCCATTTTTTAATATTGACTTTGGTAGAAAACAAGATGAGTTTTTAGGAGAAGGATTTTATTTTACAATAGACCCTAAAGTAGCATCTCAGTATGCTAATATGAGAGCCATCAATGAATTAGATATGATAGGCAGTAAAGGTGGTGAGGGTTTATATAAATATAGACCTACAGGACAGACAGTTACAACTAGTAGTTTATTAAAGGGTATGGATGTAGATGGTAAATCTGTATCAGTAGGACAACAAGTTGGTAAGTTTGATTTATCTGGAATAGAAAATCCCTTAATAGTAAGAACAGAAAAACAAAGATTAGATGCAAAAGAAAATATAGCAAAGATTAAAGAAGCAGGATATGACTCTATCGTATTTGATAATTTTAAAGATAGGTCAAAACAAATATTAGTTTTTCCTGAACATATAGGTAAAGTAGATAAAGATTCAGCTAGAGTAGAAAATTTAGATTTAAGTACACAAACTCAAATGATTTCTGTGTTTCCTAAACCTGAAAAACTTTATCCAAAAGGTGAAGCACCGAAAGGTGGTGATTATATAAATCCTGCAACAGGAGAAGTTATTACAAATAGAAATGTTACCTCTGCTAACATAAAAATTAATCCTGATGGAAGAGCATCCTTTAAGGCTTCAGATGATAATGTAGATAGTGTTGGAACTATAGGTAAAGGTAATTCACAGATAAAAGCAAACTTATTCAAAACAAGTGCAGGTTGGAAATGGACAAAAGCTCCATCAGGTATGGAAGATATAGGAACATTAGTATCTGTTACCCATAAGGGTAAGCATTTTTATACACTAGAAACAGATTTTACAAAGGGTGTTAATTTAAAAAAATATCCTAATCAAAAAGATGAACCCAAACTAAGACCAACTGTTGTAGGTAAAATAGAATTAGGTGAACCTGTTGGTGAGATATCTGTAAGGGGAAAACCTCACAAAGTATATAATACTATAAAAGCGTTTAATAAAGGTGGTGCAACAATGAGTATGAATAAACAAATGGAAATGTTTGATTTAGGTGGACTACGAGACCAAGGTGGTACAATAGACCCTAAGTCTAAGAATCCTGTTCCTATAGGTTCAACTCAAGAAGAAGTAAGAGATGACATACCTGCACAGTTAAGTGAGGGAGAGTTTGTACTACCTGCAGATGTAGTTAGATATCATGGCTTAGAAAAGATTATGGGTTTTAGAGACCAAGCTAAAGCAGGCTTACAACGAATGGAACAGATGGGTCAGATGGGTAATGCAGACGAAGCTACGATACCTGACGGTGTTCCGTTTAAACCAAACTCTAATCCGTTGGCAGATGAAAAAAGAAAAATGGCTATAGGTGGTACAACTGTAAATGTACCTGAAATAGAAATGCCTAAAGTGGAGGGTGTCAACGTAGCTAAACCTGTAACACAAACATCAAGACCATCTGTTTTTGCTACAGGAGACACAACACAGACAACTCCACTTGCCACAGACACAACTCAAGTTGCTGTGCCTACTGCACCTGATTACAGAGTAAGAACAAAAACAGGAGATGCAACTACTTATGGTAAATTGATAGGTAGTGAGTTTGGACAACAGCAAAAAACAGAAACAATAAAATATGTAAATCCTGATACAAATGAAGAGTTATACATACCATTTGTAAATGGTGAACCTATATACCCAATACCTGCAGGATATATACCTGAAGCTGATGTGCCTGTAGAAGAAGAAAAAGAAGACCCAACGAAGGCAGTTAAGACAGCACAAACTATGCAAACAGATGATGGTGGTGGAGATGATGATGTTAGAGATATAAGAACTACTGAAAGACCTGTAGGCGAAGGCAGTGTATCAGGTTTATTGTCAGCTTTACTAACACCTACTATAGGTAAAGTATTTGATGCCTTCAGTGCTCCACCCATGAGTACAAAAGAAAAACAAGATATGCTCGTAAACGAGTTTGGATTTAATATAACAACTCCTATGATATTAGGAGATGAAAAAAAAATAGATGAAGAAGATTATATAGAAAGATTTGGTGGAGGTCCTTTTAAAACACCTATTGAAAATTTAGCTAATTTTGCAGGAGATTTAAACACTATTGACCAATCAACACTATTTAGTGTAGGAACAAAGCCGGGTCAAATAGATTCTCAAACAAGAGGTTTATACGGAATAGACGGTGTAGCGTATAATATAAATCAAAAAACACCTGCATTACTAGGTGGAGCAGCTAGAGATGCTAACGGTAATGTAATGTATTCTGATGGTAAATCTGCATTTAATGACTTAAAAGTGGCGAGAACTACAGGTTGGTATGGAGGTCCTATATCGTTTGTAGCATATATGGGATTAGATGATAAGGCTCAAGATAACTATAGAGCATATCAAGTAGCAAAAGGAAATAAAACACTTGCACAAAATTTACAACGTGTTGGTGCTCCTGATAACTATAAAGTACAAAAAGAAAGATTTAATGTAGGTGGTAATAATTTTGGTGCAGGTGTAGGAAACAGAGCAAATCCACAAAAAGGTATTTATGTAGGTGCAGGTGCAGGACCTGCAGGTGTAGTTACAGGTAGTTGGACAACTAATGCTAACAATGAAAAACAGTTTAGTATTGATGGTGGTGGTACAATTATTGCAGGTAAAACAGGTGTTGTAGGAGACTTTGATGGTGATGGTAGACCTGACACTGCTCCTGACTCACCTGATATAAGCACTGCCTTATCTCCATCTACAATACAAGCAGGATTGAGTCCAACTGTAATAGATTCTTCTGACCCTAGTGGTGGTGGGTTTACAGGAACAGAATTTAGTCCTGCAGCAGAGGATGATAATTTTGAAAGTGGATTTTTTACAGGACCTGACAGTAATCAAAATGTAGGTACACCTGTGGCAGGAAAGCCTGATGAAGTTAGTTATGTAGGTGATGACCCATCAAACGAAGGTGATGTAGGTGGTGGTGGCTGTGTCATAGCTACACATGGATTATCTACAGGTGGTTTTACAGCTATGGAAAAGGCTAAAGCTGAACTATGGTGTCAAAAGACTTATCATGGCAAGTGGTATGGTGAAGCATTTAGAAGAGGTTATAGAGCAGCAGGCATGAAACACATCAATGCAGGAACTGCTCAAAGTGTGTATCAAGAGTTTAAAGACTTTGTTGCATATGGTCGTGGTATAAAACGAGGATGGAAGTTAGGTTTTAATTACTATTTAAGAACTATTACATTCTTTTTTACTGGACTATTTATAAAATAAAGGGTATAATATATAATGGAAGAATTTTTTCAACAGATTAGAGAAAGGTTTAACTCTTTAGAAGAAGAAGAGAAGAACCTTATTAGAGGTTTAGTGGGTACACCTGAAGGTCGTGTACTAGCTAAAATACTAGGACCTGACCTAATGGCACAGATTAATTTACGTGCACCTACAGGAACAGTTCCTAGACGTGGTTTAGGTTCACGATAAAACCTATACTAAGGCTACTTATCCCCCAACATAATTGGCTACGATAACCCCAAGGAGAAAACTATGGCTGAACAGGCTCAAGTAATGGTGGAAGATGCAACACCTGAAAAAAAAGCATTTATGACAAAACCATCTACTCATGAAGAGAGAATTAAAAAAGACGAGCAAGAGTTAGAAGAATTAAAGAAACAGGCTCAAGGTGAATCTACTGAAAGTGCTACAGAAGAGAAAGCAGAGGATGAGGAAGAACCGAAGACTGCTGAAGAAAAAACTTTTAAAAAGCGTTATGGAGATTTACGAAGACACTCTCAAGAAAAAGAGAAAGAGTTTCAAAAGCAACTAAACGACTTAAAAGCACAGTTAGAAAAAGCTACAAAGAAGGAGATGCAACTTCCTAAGTCTGATGAGGACATAGAAGCATGGGCAAAAGATTATCCTGATGTAGCAAAAATAGTAGAAACTATTGCTATGAAGAAAGCAAGAGAACAAGCCATAGCACTAGAGACACGAATACAAAAAATAGATGAGATGTCTCTTGAAGCTAAGAAAGAGAAGGCTGAAGCAGAGTTAATGAAACTACATCCTGACTTTAGTGATATACGAGAAAGTGATGACTTTCACGAATGGGCAGAAGAACAACCAAAATGGGTACAGGATGCACTTTATGAAAATGACAATGATGCAAGGTCAGCATCAAGAGCTATTGACCTCTATAAAGCAGATAAGGGAATTAGCAAGTCAACTAAGAGCAAGAACGATAAAAGTGCTGCTAAAGAAGTGGCTACGAAAAAAACTAGGTCTGTTCCTGATGCTGAAGGAACAACTAATAAAATTTTAGAGTCTGACGTACAGAAGATGTCTGCTAATGAATATGAGAAAAATGCAGACATAATTATGGAAGCAATACGTTCAGGTAACTTTATATACGATTTATCTGGTTCAGCTAGATAAAACAGTTGACAAACAGTTATTTATACATATAACTAGTATCAACTAAAAATGTGACCTCTCCACGTGGACAACTCACATAATACTACACTTGGAAGCCTACCTGATGGTAAGAGCCTACGTTTAACTAGCTATTAAATGTACAACCTCAACTACTATTAGCCGATGACGAGTAAATATAGCACATTCGTGCATTTGTTTTATTTTCAAAAATGGAGATGAAAATGGCATTTAAAACTGCAG